AATATTAAAAAATAACCCAGTAAACCCACCGGCCGTTATGCTTCTTGTATCGTTAGATGCTGATCCTGTATAACCTCTGCTTTGCGTCAGATCGCCAAAGTCTGTGGCGTTTCCGGTGGTGACTATTGTTACATACTCAATTGTATTTACAGAAACCGTTGTTGTTCCGCCATTAAACAATCCGCGTGTAGAAGAACTTGATCCGCTTACATTTGCGGTGGCCGCACTTAAATCACCAAAATCACCGGCATTTCCAGTAGACGTTATGGATATGTACTGAATTATGTTTGTCTTAACGCTGGTGTTTTCGTTTGCACCTCCTGCAAACAACCCAACATCCCCACTTGGCGGAGGTGGAGGTGGCAGCGGCCAGTTGTTTTGCCCAATAGCCTGGAACTGAGCCGTTAGAGTCCATACGCCGGAATAACTAGGCATTATTGAACTCCTCCGTTAGTGTTGGAACAGGCGCCGCAGGCATACGCTGTACTCACCAAATTGCCAAAATTGGTGCTATTCCCTGTTGTTCCAATTGTTATGTAGTCCAAAAATCCAACCGCTGCAAACGAAGAGTCTTTGGCTCCAGCAAAAACAATTCTTGTGGATGAAGACGCTCCGGCAATGTCGTACCGCGCAGCACTTAAATCTCCGAAGTCTGTGGCATTCCCTGTGGTTGCAATCGTGACGTAGTCAATAACATTTACCACGGTTGAAGCTACGTCATAACCACCCGCAAATACACCTCTTGTGGCGTTGGAGCCAGAACCAAGTGAAAGTCTAGAAACGGTTAAATCACCAAAGTCTGTGGCGTTGCCCGTAGAAGCAATAGTGACGTACTCAATTACGTTTGAAAACGTGGCGCTTATGTAAGTTTCCGCCATCAACCCTCGTGTTGGAGACGAGCAGCCAACCGCACGACTGGAATTGCTCATGTTGCCAAAATTTGTACCGTTCCCGGTAGAGGCGATGGTGATATATTCTATGGCTGCTGTTGGAGACCCACCACTATTTAGACCGCCCGCAAAAATCCCGCGAGTTGCGGAATTAAACCCGGCTCTGAGGCGTACTTGAGAAACCATGTCGCCAAAATCAAGCGCATCTCCGGTGGTGGCAAACGTTATGTAGTTTATGGTGTTTATCGCTGGAGAAGCGCCGTAATAAAATCCTCCGTAAATACCCCGTGTTGTTGATCCCAAACCTGCCAAATCTATGGCGGCAATAGTTAGATCACCAAAATCGGTTGCATTACCTGTCGTGCTAATTGTTACGTATTGGATTGTGTTAGTGTAAGTAAAAGGTTCCCCACCGCCAAACGCACCGCGAGGCGCAGCGGGCGTCACACTGCCACTAGCCGCGCTGAAAGGGCCGGGGCCGAAACTGTTCAGCGCCCAGACTTGGAACGTGTAACTCGTGCCGTTGCTCAAGCCGGTAACGGTCACCGGAGAAGACGCGCCCGAAGAAGTGATCTGGCCGGGGTTAGAAACCGCGTAGTACGCCGTGACAGCCGAGCCGCCTACGTTGGCCGGGGCGGTAAATGACACCGACGCCGAAGCATCGCCACCCGTGGCGCTTACGCCCGTGGGTGCATCCGGGTTCTTCAGCGGATCATAGTTTGCCGAGATGAACCCGGCAGGAGGACGAAGCGGCATGGTCAGTCCTTTTGTTTCTTAGGGCGCCCAACACAAAATCCAACCTGTTTCATTTTTTCAACATATGTTGGATCAGAAAATTTCTTTTTGTGAGCGGCGCCAATTTTTTCCTTGACTTCTTCAGAATGCTTGCGTCCAAGTCTGGCCGCACGCATTTTTGCCTTGGTTTCGTCAGTGTGTGGAATACCCTTTCGGTATCCCGGTTTGCCAAAGTGAGGATGCTTCTCACCAACTCGACCATGACACCCGTTCATCTCACCGGTTAACCCAAGACTGCCCATACCTCCCGCCGTTAAGTTGTATCCGCTTGGCTTGATCGTGTTGTAGGCTGAAATGAGTTTTGGCTCCATTTCATAACAGTATGCCTGAGTAGATTGCAGCAGCACCTCCATCTTGAAGTGCTCTCTTCCATGCTTTTGAATGGCGTTCTTCAAAAGCAAGCGAGACGTTTGCGCCGGACGGCAGTGAGAGTTAAACCTCTTTTTAGGGTTTACTGTCACGCCGATATATTGCATGCCGTTGAGCATGTTTGTAATCCGGTAAACGTATGCAACCTTGTTCATACTAGACCTACGAATTTATCTCCTCCCAACTGGCAGTCACCACCAAGTCACTGGCCGAGCCCGCCGTCGCACCGATGGACTCGTTCTCCAACAGGTAGATGGAGGTGGTCTTGTCCACGATGATCAGGGTGGCGTCTGCCGGGACCGAAATGGTCGAGGCAATCGGGAAGGCCGTACCGCCCAGGGCCGCTGCGCTGTACTTGTTGATGGTGATGTCCGCCGCGTTGGTGCCGTCCACGTTCGCCACCATGATGGTGTTGATCTTGAACACCTTGCCGCTAGAAGCGGCGTTGCTCACGATGCTTGTGGCGCTCGTGGTAGACAGCGAGACACTTGCGTTGTTGCCGTAGATTGCGGCAACGTTGACGATATTTGGGTTTGCCATGTTTGCTCCTTACAGGCCGAAGATCATTGCGAAAGCGATGCTCTGGCCCTTGGAAACGCCAGAAGCGGGAAGGGCTTGGAAGGTGGGAAGTGCCCCCGCGCCATTGGATGTCAGCACATGCCCCGAAGTGCCTGGGCCTGCCGATGCTTGGAAGTTGCCCGTTGCAGTCGTGCCCGTAAACACCACACTATAGGCGGTTGTCGTTGAAAGGCCCGTTCCACCATTCCCAACAGTCAGCGGGTTCGTCAACGCCAGCGTATTGGCAGTCAGCGTCGTGCCGTCAAAGGTCAGGTTTGCCGATCCCGCCAAAGCCCCGCTGCTGTTGAACTGAACTTGGGTGTTTGAGCCGCCCGCCGATGCGCCAACCTGAACAAAGTCGCTGCCGTTCCATGCAACCAGGGCACGCTGCCCGGATGGGATGGTCACGCCCGTGGTCGGGCCTGCCCCCACAATCTTGACGGACTGCGAAGTTGAAGTGCCGTTGATGACGATGTAAGGCTTACTGGCCGCAGGTGCAGTGATCGTTAGAAGACCTGCCGGATTACCCGTGCAGTTGATGATCATGTACTGAGACGAACCAGTCGATCCCGTCCCCGCCTGAGACAGTGACGATGCCGTGGTTTTGCTCAGGGTGACCGCAGTTTGGCTTCCGCTGATGGTCTGAGTACCGGCCACAGACGCATCCAGATACTGGGTGATGTAGTCGTTGACCGTGTCGCCCCATGTGCCGGACAGTTCGCCCGTGATCGGAAGGGCAAGGCCTAGAAGGGAGGTGTATGAGGTGGGCATCTAATGCTCCTATTGCGTATTGATGAGTGTCCAACCCGCGTTTTGCGTAGTAGATACCGCGCCCCAATTTGCATTTTGGTTGGTATTCACGACACTCCATCCGCGAATTAGAACAGTTCCGACAGCGCCAGTGCCCTGCACTCCAGTGACCGTGATACTGTCGTTGATTTTGAAGGCAACAGTGCCAACTTGTCCAGTCGCTGAAACCCCGGTAAGTCGCTTGATAGCATTGGCAACTGCGGTTCCAACTGCACCTGTACCAACAACCCCGGTCGGGGACACCCCGCCGTTGTAGACAAGAGTAACGGCACCGATTTGTCCGGTTCCGGCCACCCCGGTCGGGATGATGGTCTCGTCAACCTTGAAGGTGACACTACCAACGTTCCCTGTGCCAAGCACTCCGGCGGGTGTAAACGTAACCTCGGGGACCGTTGTGCCAACCGCACCTGTACCTTGAACCCCCGCAACCGTGATGGCTTTGCCAATCCGAATAAGCGGGGTGCCAACCGCGCCAACACCTTCAACCCCAATCGGGATGATGAAGTCGTTGACGTTGACAAAGAAGTTGCCAATTTGCCCAACGCCTTGGACTCCTGCTGGCGTAAACGCCACCTCTGGGGTGACGGTGCCAATCTGACCGTTTGCCGATACGCCCGTGAGCGTGAACCGGACCTGCGGTGTTGTGGTGCCAACTGCACCGGCACCAGAAACCCCTGTCGGGATAAACGTGACCGAAACGGAGAACGATACCGTGCCAACAGCCCCCGTACCTTGTACGGAGATGCTGTTCTGACCCCAAGGGCCCGCGCCCCAGGTGTCTACGCCCCAACCGGAAAGGGGAAAGACTGTGCCTTCCCCGCCCCAATTGTTAAAGCCCCAAGGGCGGTCGCCCCATCCGGTTGCCACGTCAACTCACTTACGCAATCCGAATGATGGCGGTTGCGGCTGCGGCTGCGGGGAACTGAATGGTGAAGTCACCAGACGACACTTGCTGATCTCCGCCAAACGACAGCACCGCGCAAGCGGGGTCACCCGCCGCTGTATCGTTATAGATGATCGCGCCAGACGTGGTAAACGTCGCCGAGGTCCAAGTGGTATCCGCGAAGTCACAGACTGCCGTGGTGCCGTCAGCAACCGGCGTAACCGAGGTCAGCGTGTTGCCGCCCGTGGTGTAGCCACTGCCGTTGGGCAGTTCATCGCTGTTCCCAGTTAAGTCGGTGTAACTCGTCGTGGCAGCGCCATAGGTGCCCGTCACAGACGCCGTGGCTTTACCCAGGGCGATCTTGAACGTGTTGCCCGTCGAGGCGGTGAAGTTGTGAACTGCCCTCAAGATTTCCACCTTGAAGGAGGTCGGCATTGCTGTGGTAAATCCGGGCATTTCAAGCCTCCAAAAGTTTTACAAGTTCAGGATGACCCGCTTCACGAAGCCGGTTTGCAAGAGTCGTATTGTTCGACTGGATTGCACGCTGCATATAGAAGGTCAACACCGCCCGGATATGGTCACGATAGGCGTTGGCCTGATCGCGGATGGCCGGATGGGATTGGTCTCCCACATAAATGATTTTGTTCAGAGCCTGCTCTGCAAGTTCGTCAGGCGTAAAGCCGCGATGGCTCACCGAGTGAACCAAAACGGTGCCGACTTCTGCTGATCCGTCTGCGCTAAACATTACTCGACTCGAATTATCGCGTTGGTGCTGTCCGCAACGGGGAACTGCACTTGGAAAGAGGTGGTGGCTGT